TGTTATATTTTCAATATCTTTAATCAACCCATTGTCTTTGAAAAACTTCCAATCTAACATTAACCTATGACTTGTTTGTGGATCACACATTCTACAAGCTAAATTACATTTATTAGATAAGGTAAAATCAATTGAATCTAATTGTCCTTTAGGAATTATATCATCATTATGAATATAAAAAGGTTCAATATTCCTTTCTTCCATATTCCAACAAGTTTTACAAAAATCATTCTTGCGATTATTATCAAAATCATCTCGCAACAACTTAAATTGTTCTGATTCAAATATTTCAGGGGGGGTTAATTTATCTATGTCCTGCATTCCCATTGGATCTTCCCATTCCGGGCGAGACATATTACAGCAAGGATGAGACCACTTTAATTTATCGCCGTCCCAATCTTTTAAGGCGATTTGCTTGTAAGGGTAACTACATAACATTCCAGCCAAGCGCCTTTAAAGGAGAAGAATCAGCACATGTTTCTTCGGACTCACCGGTTACATTTTTAAATGGTAATGCTTCCACGTCAAATCCTTCAGGAGCATGTGTTGTTGCAAAATCATATACAGACATTGGACTCCCATATCCAATTTCATAAACTGGTAGTTTCTTTTTCCAAACTTTAAAATTTTCCATTAATAATTTAATAGCATTACAAACATCATCTACATGACACCAATCTCTAGTATGGGTTGTTAGATATCCTATTTCTTTTTGTTGGAGTTGTCTGTAAAACATATCAGGACGTGAGCGCTCGCCCCATACTGTAAAGAATCTCATTCCTATAGCATTATTAGGAGCCATGGCTTCACCGGCAGCTTTTGTCATTGCATAAGGACTTTTCATATCTTTAACGGAAGAACTTGATGCATATAATATTTTAGAATTTTTATAATGATTAAAAATGCGGGCAGTACCTTTTATATTCGTATCACAATAATCTTTTAAATATTTTGGGTCCCAACTTTTACGAACACCTGCTTTTGCGGCTAAGTGAATAACGTATTCCACATTATTATAAGGTAAAGGGTCATTAGTGATATCACAATGAGAATAAGGGACTACCCTGTCTTCCCAGCCTAAACCGGAGCGATCATCAATCCCTTGGACGTCATATCCCTCATCTATTAATGAATTGTATAGATGATGCCCGATGAACCCTTTAACGCCCGTAATTAAGACTTGAGTCATTTCCATTCCTTCAATGTGGTCTCTAAGAGTTTCCAGTAATCTGGTGTTTTTTCCTCAAAGATCTGCGGCTCCTCATTCTCAACTGCCATAACTATAACAATACTATTTATTGGGATTCCTGTGCGTTCTTCAAACATTATTGAATAAGCTGTTGCCTGCAAGAAATAATCTTCACACCATTCTTTCCTTTTTATCTTATTGGATGTCTTCCAATCTAATATTGCTTTCTCACCTTTCCAATCTGCTACACAATCGCAACGACCAGCGACACCTAATTTTTTAGACCAAAGAGGTATTTCAATACCGGCAATATTATCAAGATGAGAATCTATAAAGGGTTTGATGGTATTAAACAGCTCTCGAACATTTGGTTGACTTTTACCAAAATAATCTGAGTTGTTAGCAAGATAATTTTCTACAACTGTATGCACGTTTGTTCCACGACGTGTAGCTTTTGTAGTTATTTTATTTGCTTCTTCTTCACCAATTCTTTCCCTCCATTCTTTAAAAAATTGGGCTTTTTTTCTACCTAGAACGGTTGTAATGGAGGGAAAGGAGCCGTCGGGCGTTTTGTACACCCTCTGGCCATCTATATTAGTGGTTTGTAATTCTTCAAATTCAAGTTCTACATGATTAAACATTCATATTGCTCCCCGGATAATTCCGCTTCATTTGTTTCAGGTGATCAGTAAAAGCTTCGTCTGGTTTCTTTTTGTGACCTTTTGCTGTTGTGCCTGAAATATTATCATATACAAATCCGGGACAGTGAACTTTCATTGTTACCGTGTCCTCGTTACAAGAAGGACACGGCTCTTTAGTTGGTTTATCGCGATCTGCTATTTTAAAAAATTCTTCAAACTCATGACCGCATTCACACTTATAATCATAAAATGGCATAATTTACCTATAAAAAATATGAGTATCAATTTTTACTGTTCTTTTTTTGTATTTAGACCAGCGTGGATCATCAATATAATCAGCATGGTAATGTGTTGCGCCATCTGTTATATCTTTTAAAAAACTACCCTTTTTATATTTGCTACTGTTATAAAACCATGCTGATAGTTTTTGTATCTTTTCCCAATTTTTTCCTGGATATGGTACGTCATGTTTACCATCGCAATACCAAGAAAATTGACACAAGTCTCGTTTAGGATGACCATTTGCGTGAAGCTGGGCATCATGAACTACCTTACAATAGGAGTTCGGGAAATTTTTATCTAGAACTCTATTAAGTGTAACATGTGCCACTGCTAGTTTCCCAGCAGTACTTTCAATTGCGGCTTCGAAATAGATATTCTTTGACAAACAGGCTATTTCTTCCTGTTGATTTACATAATTATTATTTGTTCCTGTCCATTTGCTAATCGGCTTCGTGAAGCTTACACGTGGGGTTTCCAAATGTTGCTTTAGAGTAACGCTTTTGTTGGGGGTGGACTCAACTTTAGCAGCGTCTGCTTTCTGATGCACGATTTTTACGGGATAGGATACTACTGCTAATAAGATAGCAATAGTAGCTATTATCTTAAACATAAATTGCTCCGAAATGTTAATTCACATTCCCATGTATGTAAAAAATGGTACTACTTGCTTTTTTTAGTTTCCGGCATTGGCGGAATGAGATGAGGAAACACTTCCGCCACTAACTTATAAGTCAACCCACGAACGCCGAGATCTTTCTTACTCAATTTAATAAGTAACTCAGCTTCAGTTGGTGTCACACTTTCTAACATAGTGATGAACATTGTTTCTCTTTTTATAGGATTAATGTTATTACCAGCACAAAAGTCAGTACCGCCGGGGCCTTCTGCAAAATATCTCAATTTACGGATCTGTCCGTATAACAATGTTGATTGTGGATCTTCTGCTTGAGCTTGGTACGGTGGATTACCTTCAGGCAATAAAAATTTTACATCTGGATGAAACACGTACCACAGTAGGTTCTCCAAATGGTGACTTTTATTTTGTGTTAGTAATTCTCCTCTCTCTTTCTGACTTTTAGCTTTGTCAATCGCGTTAAATAATTCTATAAGTGTCATAATCTAAAACTCCTGAATGGATTCAGTCAATTCTTTAAGTCTATGCTTAATAAAATAACTAAGCATTTTATCACGGCCGGTGTACTGTTTTCTTTCATACCGTGTTTGTATATTTATCTGAATTGAATCCGGTATACACTCTAAATCTATAAGAGTTTCATTCCTCTTATAATTGCGTAAAAGCTCTCCTTCAAACAATTCTTCTGGGTTTCCGCTTATCCATTTTTCAATTTTCTTCTTTGAAAGTGGCTTTTGACGTAACCCTTCTACCAAACAATTATCATTTGACAATATATTTGGTACTCCGTCACTACGATCACCTTTTACAATTAAAGCCCTTAGCTGTTCTTCAGGTTTAGGGTCATTTAAAAATTTCTTTGTTAAAGGAGACCATTGTGAAATGTTATTATATTTTTGTAATTGGATAAAATCTTTATCTGATGAAACAATTAAAATAGGATCTGTATTATAATTCTTACATATAACGCCTATAATATCATCTGCTTCACATCCATCCATAGTAACAACCTTATAAGGCATGTATTCTTCTAATTCAGAACGAATATCATCAATAACTCCAAATAAAGCTTTCCAATCTATATTCTGTTTATTTTCTTCTCTGGCTTTCTTACGATTTGCCTTATATAATGGAAAATAATCTTTTCTCCAATTATTTTTATTATCGCAACAAAAAACCATGTCACTTCCATATTTGTCGCAAAAACGATTACGAATCATCTTAATGTTATTCATAACCATATGGCGAACCATATCATTTTCTTTTCCAGGTTCAAATTGCTTTTGAAATATCATAAAATTAGCAATTATCATCTGATTATAATCAACGAGTATCATTTTTTCTTTTTCTTTTTGTTTTTATTCCTTCTATACCAATTTAACTTAACAGGTTTAATATTTTCCTTTTTCACCGTTTGAATGTTATCGCATTCCTCAATCAAATTATCATAAAATTTGATTAATCTATTTTTAATAATTCCATTTAAATGGCTATATGCTTCTTTAAGATCCGGGTCGCCATCTTTTGCTAATCGTATCTCCTCTGCCATTAAATTTATTTCTTCTTTCAAATGTTTTGCAACAGGCTTAGTAATCTTATTTTGTTTAACAAAGTTCTTGAAATTAAATTTATCTTTAAAACCACTATCAATTTGTTGTTCTACAACTTCTTCTACATCAAATGCCAATTTCTTTGCCAGAGCACGCATTCTTTGCTGAATATCTGGTTTTACTTTATTTTCCTGTATTTCTTCCTGTTGATTTTTTCTTCTATTAGCAATATCTTCAATCTTTTTAAGCTTCTCAATAAAAAGAGTTTCAAGTTTCTCCGGACATCGATCAAGCCCTCGTGTTTTTAATCGCGCAATATAACCAACATGCATTCCTACTTCTTGTAAATCTATTGGTTTAATCTTTTTAGGTGATGTTGTCTTAACTTTATTCTTTTTATAATATTCAGAAACAAAAACCATTGTTTCTTTAAAATCATAAAATTTATAATACCATCTAAATGAG